AGCGGCTATGCAAAAGGCAAGAAGGTTATGCACTACCGTGATGGCGGTGTAACCATGTCGGCTCGCGGTTGCGGTGCGGCCAGAAAGCAAAAGTTCGGCAAAAACGGCTAGGAACTTCTTATGGCAATGGAAAAACCTCTTGTTACTCCAGATCAGCTAACGCCTGAAGAGATGTCTGGCGCTATGGAGATAGAGATCGTTAACCCAGAGTCGGTTTCAATAGAGACTGAAGATGGCGGTCTAATGTTCGACTTTGACCCAGAATCTGAAATGTCTGGCGAAGTCGCATTCGATGCAAACCTAGCTGAGTATCTTGAAGAGCAGGACTTGGCAATGCTTGCCAGTGAGCTTGTAGGTCTGTTCAGGTCAGATAAAGAAAGCCGATCAGACTGGGAAAGGGTCTACATTGAAGGCTTAGACCTCTTAGGCTTGAAGCATGAGGATAGAACAACTCCTTGGGATGGCGCTTGTGGCGTATTCCACCCTCTGCTCACAGAGTCTGTTATTAAGTTTCAGTCTCAGTCGATTCAGGAACTGTTCCCAGCCAGTGGCCCAGTAAAGACCACTGTTGTTGGCGTTATTGATGAGATGAAAGAGAAGCAAGCTCATCGAGTACAAGATTATTTAAACTACCTTGTCACTGAAAAGATGACAGAGTATCGCTCTGAGACAGAAAAACTACTGTTCTCACTGCCTCTAGCGGGTTCCGCATTCAGAAAAGTGTACTTTGATCCCACTATGGGCCGTCCTTGCAGTATGTTTGTACCTGCTGAGGACTTTGTTGTTAGTTATGGTGCTTCTGACCTCACTACCTGCGAAAGAGCCACCCACATAATGAAGAAAACCAGCAACGAAGTACGCAAGTTGCAGGTCTCTGGGTTCTATGCAGACGTAGATTTAGGTCAGGCAAGCGACAACACGGACGAAATAGAGCATAAATATCAAGAACTTACGGGTAATTCATCAACTTACGACAACGATTCTCGTCATACGATACTTGAAATGCAGGTTGACCTCGACCTTATTGGCTTTGAGGACATGCAGGACGGAGAAATCACTGGAATACAGCTTCCATACGTTGTCAGCATTGATCTAAGCTCACGACAGGTGTTGTCTATCCGTAGAAACTACTACGAAGATGACGCTCAGAAGATGAAGCGAGAGCATTTCGTGCATTATCAGTATATGCCCGGCCTCGGCTTCTATGGATTCGGTCTGATTCACATGATTGGCGGCTTGGCTAAGTCTGCAACTTCACTTTTGAGACAGCTTGTAGACGCTGGAACGCTTTCAAATCTTCCCGGCGGCTTAAAATCTAGAGGGTTAAGAATAAAGGGTGACGATACCCCCATCATGCCCGGCGAGTTCCGAGATGTGGACGTTCCGGGCGGTTCTATCCGTGAAAATATTAGCTTTTTGCCTTATAAAGAGCCAAGTAATGTTCTTTATCAGCTTATGGGCGATATTGTAGAGGAAGGCAGGCGATTTGCCTCAGCCGCAGACGTAAAAGCGGCTGATATGAACTCAGAAGCCCCTGTTGGAACGACTCTAGCCATACTAGAGCGATCCATGAAGGTGATGAGTGCTGTTCAGGCAAGGCTACACGCCTCAATGCGTAAAGAATTGCGTATTTTATCCAAGATTGTTTATGACTTTGGCCCTACAGAATATCCATATCAGACTGAAGAGAACAAGGTCATATCTGAGGACTTTGATGGACGAATAGATGTTATTGCGGTAAGCGATCCCAACTCTGGCACTATGGCACAGCGAATCATGCAGTATCAAGCGGCATTGCAGTTATCTCAGCAGAACCCTGATATGTACGATCTGCCTTTATTGCACCGTCAGATGCTAGATGTCCTTAACATCCGTGACGCAGATAAGATCATTCCTCTTGATGAAGACATTAAGCCGACTAACCCAGTCAGTGAGAACATGAACATCATCAACAACAAGCCAGTCAAGGCGTTTATGTATCAGGATCATGAGGCACACATTCAGGCTCACATGGCCTTTATGGAAGACCCCAAGATTATGGAAATCGCTGGGAAAAGTCCTATGGCAAAAGCTATGGCGGCGGCTATGGCGGCACACGTTCAAGAGCATTTGGCGTTTGCTTATCGTCAACAGGTTGAGGATGAGCTTGGTGTTGAGTTGCCAGCAAACAACGAAGACCTACCTGAGAGCGTTGAACTTAAACTTTCAAGACTTGTTGCCCCTGCGGCAGAACAGCTTAAAGGCAAGAATCAGCAAGAGGCTCAACAGAAGAAAGCGCAAGAGCAGGCTAAAGACCCAGTTGTCCAGATGGCACAGCGTGAGCTTCAAATTAAAGAGCAGTCTGCTATGGCTAAGGCTCAGATTGATCAGGCCAAGATGCAACTTGAAATCGCTAAGGCTAGAAGCAAGGCTGATTACGATATGCAGAAGCTTGATCAAGAGGCTGAGATCGCTAAAGCCGAGCTTGCTGTCAAGATTGCTGAGGATAGGGCTAGAGAGGAGATGGATTCTCGCAAGCAGTCAACTAAAGAGCAGATTCAGGGTATCGAGATTGGCAAGGATTTAGCGGAGAGCCTATTCAATGTCAAGAGCGCAGAATAATTCTTGGGAGTATCTTAGAGAGAAGATACGCGCCCAAATGAATGATATGAGCGACCATGTTAGTGGTGGCGCATGTAAAGAATTTTCCGACTACCAAAAGTGTTGCGGAATAATCGAGGGTTTAGCCCTTGCAGAGAGAGAACTTCTAGACTTGCAGGCCAAGCTAGAAAGCGACTAATTCGTTACATCCAGTAACGCACAACGACTCTGGACGTTTTTTTCCAGTGCAGAAGGTCAGACTAATGACAGATTTGTCTAAACCGTCAAAAAAAGACGAGAAAGAAACTTCTCGCAAGGCTAATCAGTTGCCTAAGCCGCAGGGCTATAAAATATTGATTGCTTTACCTGAGCCAGATGAAAAGACGGAAGGCGGAATTATTAAATCCGCTAGGTCGTTGCAAGACGAAGAGGTTGGTTCGATTGTAGGAATGGTGCTTAAACTTGGCCCAGACACTTACAGCGATCCTCAACGATTCCCGTCTGGCGCTTTTTGCAAAGAGGGAGATTGGGTTTTGATGCGATCTTACTCAGGCACTAGATTCAAAGTGCAAGGCAAAGAGTTCCGGTTAATCAACGATGACAGTGTTGAAGCTGTAGTCGAAGACCCAAGAGGCATAGTTAAAGTATGAGTGAATCTAATGAAGCAGTAGACGTTGAAAGCAGTGCCGAAGATAAATTCTTTGGCGTTAAAACTACAATAGTTAAGAGCAGTGCCAAGAAGACTGAAGACGAGTCTTCTGACATTGAGATCGAGACTATAGATGATCGTCCCGTTGAAGACAGACGAGCGCCCAAAGCGGAAGCCTCTGATGAAAGCGAAGATGACGATGAACTATCTGGCTATAGCGATAAGGTTCAGAAAAGAATCAACAAGCTTCGCTATGAGCAGAATGAGGAACGCCGACAGCGAGAAGCGGCTGAAAGGATGCGTGAAGAGGCAGTTCGTGTAGCTCAAACTCTTAGCAACAAGAACAAAGAGTACGAGAGCATTATTACGCGAGGGGAAGCCGCACTTGTTCAGCAGATAAAGGGTAAGGCAGAACTATCTCTAGAGCAGGCCAAGAATAGATATAGAAAGGCGTATGACGAGGGAGACACTGACAACGTCATTGAATCTCAAGAAGCCTTAAATAGAGCGCAGGCCGAGATGGCAGAAGCGGTTAAGTATGAGCAGAACCTTGCGGCTCAAGCTCAACGACAGCAGTTTCAGCCTCAAGCTCAAGAGCAGTTTCAGCAACAACCCCAGCAACAACCACAGCAGGCTCCGCTTCCTGTAGACCCAGAAGCAAAGGAGTGGGCTGAAAAGAACGATTGGTTTATGTCTCCAAGCAACAAGCGAATGACTGCAACAGCTTATGGTTTGCACGAAGAAGCTATTGTTGATAATAAGATTAAACCTAATACGTCTGAGTATTTTGAGTTTATAGACTCTGGAATGCGAGAGGCGTACCCAAAATTTGATTGGCAGGATAAAAGCGATTCTGATGGACGTACCGCGACTTCGACTGCTAATCAACGCTCCACGGTAGTGGCATCATCAAGCAGGAATAATGGTGCAAAACCGCGCAAAGTGAAGCTAACGTCCACTCAAATCTCTCTCGCCAAGAGAATTGGGCTTACCCCTGAACAGTATGCCAGACAACTCGCTAAGGAGAGTTTGAAATGACTGAAGAGCGCAAACCCAGAGAAAAGTCTTTACGCAATGAAGAAGCTAGAGCCAGTGATTCATGGGTGCCAGCATCCATCCTTCCCGATCCAGCCCCGCAAGACGGTTGGTTGTTTAGGTGGATACGAACAGCCACACTAGGTGAATCAGATAATACTCACGTTTCCCGCATGTTTAGGGAAGGTTGGGAGCCTTGTAAGGCTGAAGACCATCCTGAACTCATGCTTGAATCTGATATTAATTCTAGATTTGCAGGCAATATCGAAGTTGGCGGGTTGCTTTTATGTAAAGCCCCATCGGCCAAGATGGAATCGCGTACAAAGCACTTCCAGCAGGTTTCTCAGAATCAGATGGATTCTGTAGACCAAAATTACTTGCGTGAAAATGATCCTAGAATGCCTCTGTTAAACCCAGAGCGTAGTTCTAAGACAACTTTTGGAAGGAGCTAAACCTTTTGGTAAGGCTCCTAAACTAAGTAATTAACTATTTTAGGAGGCCATCATGGCTACTACTGCAACTCCAACAGGTGCAGAACCAGTTGATACTCT